CTAAAGAAGGATATTCTGGTACGCCATGTCAGCCTAGGTCAGCAGTCCAAGGAATGGTTAACCAACTACCAGCCCTCATTCTTACGGTGGGACAACAAGACGGAATGCTTGGTGTTGCCAGTGTCAAAAACCGTTATGGTAAGGCTGACCCTTCGGGTAATAACCCAGTGTGGTTGCAGTTCTTGCCAGAATATATGTTCATTGCAGACCTAGAGGATGCACGATGAACAGAACTGCATCATACGAAGGCAAGATTGAATACACATATCAGTGGATAAAGAAGAATAGTAATTGGCTTCCAGTAGATGCTGACAGTGAGTATGACAGAAGAGTAATACAGTCGCTACTTGCCATGATGGGCGTGCAACACGCTAGTGATTGGAAAGTTGTACGTGCTGCCGAATCAGGTGAACCATTTGATTACAATAAAAGAAATAGTTTTAGTGGTAACGGTATCTTAAAAGGAAAAGCAAAGTAACATGACCTTTGATTACGTAAAGTCCATGACTGAGGGTCACAAGTATGGTGACATAGTTGCGGAGCGATTACGTTTAAACGGCGTACGTTGTACAGTGCCTGACTTGTACATAGTTGTTTCATTCGCAGAGATACCAGAGATGACAGCCACCGAGAAGGACATCATTCTTGATGATTCAGGTGAGTGTCTTGAGGTTAAGTCACGCAACATAGAGTTCACTAGGTTAGAGGACTTCCCATGGGGAAACATCATCGTTGATACTGTGTCAGGGTACGAGGCTAAGTTACAGAAGCCGTACGCCTACGTCATGGTATCTGCTCAGACCAAGGCTATGTTTGGACTACTCACATCTACTAAAGACAAGTGGACAGTCAAGCAACTGCACGACAAGTACCGTGGACATGACGATAACTTCTACGTTGTTGACATAGAACATTGCATACCATGGGAAGAACTTGTAGTATTCATAAAGAACTTGGAAGAGGAACAATGGTGGAATGGTTGATAGTCATTGTACTTACGGCAATATTGGGATTACTTTTATACATGGACAGAGATGATTATTAAATGGAAGGTAGACACATATCTCGTGTGTTCTATGACGGGGAGCAGTACGTATCCTTCTATGAAATCATTAAAGTTATCCGTGACATAGGTGATGATTTCTGTGAGCAAGACCTACACGAGGCGTGCAGTGCACTAGAGTGGGTAGCAGAGCAGTTACAGTTTGCAATGATAGCGGACGGGATAAGACATGAACAAAAGTAAGATAAAGGGTACATCTGCTGAGACTGCCGTTGTTAATTGGCTTGTAAGTAAGGGACGTAAGCACGTTGAGAGACGTGCACTCAATGGTGTCAATGACCGTGGTGACATTGCTGGTCTACCTGCCGTTGTTATTGAGGTTAAGAATCACAAAGAGATGAAGTTATCTGCATGGCTCAAGGAACTTGAGGTGGAGATGGCTAATGACAAGGCTGAGACTGGTGTTGTCATACATAAGAAGACAGGAACACTAGACGTTGGTAAGTGGTACGCTACTATGCCAGTATCGGAGTGGTTTAAACTACTAGAAGAAGCAGGGTACTAATGGAAAAGCACAGCATACAACCTGTGCTTGAGCACTACGGTGCAACGAATATACGTGAAACATGGGGCTGGCAAAAGATTAGATGCGTAGTTCACGAGGATTCAACTGCATCTGCTAGTGTCAACGTAACAGAAAACATATTTGCATGTCATGCTTGCGGAGTTAAGGGTGACACCTATAAAATAATTATGGAGAAAGAAGGAGTGGGATTTCGTGAGGCTATCACAATCGCAGAAGGCATCACTGGCGAAAGCCGTGGCAACATACAAGGCAAACATTCATCTAGCCGAAGGGTATCTAGCCAAGAGGGGATTATCTCTCGCAGACGGGGCTACAGCCCACCTCGGAGTAGTCGCAGAACCTCTACCTAGTCACGAGGCATACGTTGGTCGCTTGGTTATTCCGTACATCACACCAACAGGTGTGGTTGACATCAGGTTCCGTAGCATGGACAACAGTGAACCCAAATATATGGGTTTACCAGGGACTTCTACCCGTTTATACAACGTAACAGCACTACAATCAGCAGGAGATTACATTGCGGTATGTGAGGGTGAGATTGATGCGATTACTTTGCACTATAAGTGTGGCATCCCTGCTGTGGGTGTACCTGGTGCGAACTCGTGGAAGAAACATTACTCACGCATCCTCCAAGACTTTGAAACGGTCTATGTTTTTGCTGACGGTGACCAACCAGGGTCGGACTTCGCAAAGAACCTCGCCAAAGAACTCTCGTCAGTAGTAACACTGCAGATGCCAGACGGTGAAGATGTTAATTCAATGTACCTATCACAAGGGTACGACTATCTAAGGAGCAAGGTATCAGCATGAGCCATATGAAGGATGAGTGGGATGACTACGTTCAGTCAGGAAGAGATAACGTTTCTGATTGGGAGGCTTTCGGAGATGGGCTTAAAGATTTCCAAAGTTGGCTTAACAGAGTCAAGGGAGACCTTAACATTGGAGATAGCAAGGATGCCTTTGCGGTAGAAGATGACTGCATATGCGAAGCATGTGTCACCTTCACTGCATGGGATGACCTATACCCTGATGACTTTGAGTTAGATTCCCTTGATGTGTATGAGGAATTGTGGGATATCCTAATCAAGAAGCAGAATGATTATGGTCCTAACAACATACGCAATGCGCCAGGTGGACCGCTTAACGGGCTACAGGTACGGCTATACGACAAGATGTCAAGGCTTATTAACCTTATACAATCAGGGGCTAAGCCTGAGAATGAGTCCCTTAGGGACACGTTTGTAGACATCGCCAACTATGGGGTTATTGGTGTTATGATTTTAGATAACACGTTCCCTGAGGCGAAGGACTAACCATGAAGGTTAAGGTAATCGTTAGTGACCTGCAAGTTCCCTACCATGACAAGCGAGCAGTTGCTAACGTAGCCAAGTTCATCAAGGCGTTTAAACCTGATGACGTGGTATCCGTTGGTGACGAGATGGACATGCAGACTATCAGTCGCTGGTCTATGGGCACACCAATGGAGTATGAACGTAGCATTGGTCGTGACCGTGATGCAACTGTTCAGGTCCTAGAAGACCTGCAGGTTACACACATGACCCGTAGTAACCACACTGACCGTTTATACAACACCATTATGAAGCGAGCACCTGGTCTACTTGGTGCCCCTGAGTTTGAGTTAGAGAACTTCCTCCGCCTTAAAGACCTAGGTATCACCTACCACAGCAAGCCGTGGGAAGTCGCACCTAAGTGGTTACTCTTGCATGGCGATGAAGGTTCTGTGAATCAAACTGGTGGGCAGACAGCCCTTGGTTTGGCTAAGAAGACTGGCATGTCCGTAGTATGTGGTCATACACATAGAGCAGGACTACTGCACTACACCGAATCCGTATCAGGTGTGTCTACTCGTACCATCTGGGGACTTGAAGTAGGCAACCTAATGGACCAGAAGAAAGCATCTTACCTAAAGGGTGGCATTGCCAACTGGCAACAGGCTATCGGTGTGCTTTACATTGACGGACAAAAGGTAACACCTAAACTTATACCTATCCACAAGGACGGCACGTTTGTTGTTGATGGAAAAGTGTGGGGTAAATAGTGTGTAACCAAGTAGAGGATGCCATGCGTATCCGTAAACTACAAGAAGAACAAGTCACAGAATACTATGACATGGTGCAACAGATTGCCAGTGAGTACCGTAACAAGTACAACATGGTAGACCGTGCAGATATTGAGCAAGAACTGTGGCTATGGTTTGCTGAGCACCCTAACAATGTCTCTAGGTGGAAGGCTGAGCAAGACGAGAAGTCCTGTGACAAGTTGATTGCTAAGTCCCTACGTAACGCTGCTCTTGACTACTGTGTCAAAGAGAAGGCAGTAGCCGAGGGCTACAACGCAACAGATAACTTCTGGTACAGCAAAGACTTTGTTAAGATGCTTATACCTGGCGTGCTCACAGATAACTGGGAAAAACTAGAAACAGCAATGACTAACATGGGTCGTAGCACCAAGGCTCCATCGGAGTCTGGTGACTGGATGGCTTATGGTGCAGACATTCGTCATGCGTTTAGTAAACTAGATGAAGTAGAACAGAACCTTGTGTTCTTGTTCTATGCTCAGGATGTAGACTCAACACAGTTGCATGAGGATACTAATAGTGAACGACCAACCGCTAAGGCTACGGCTATGGCTGCCAATCGTGCGTTGAATAAGATAGTAAGAAACCTTGGTGGCTTTCCGCCATACAAGGATGACGATAACGAGGAGGAACCAAATGATATGCAAGAACTGCCGTGATGCAGGAGATGCCAGCAAGATAAACATGGCTCAGGTATCTGCCATGCTTCATGCTAAGTGCAACTACATTGGGTGTTACTGTCAGCACAAGATTTAGTACTAAATTTAGAGCCAAAAAATAACCCCCTCTAAGGTGGTCAGGTACCTAAGTGGTATCCAACTACCCTGGAGGGGGTTACGTGTCTCTACGTGGCTCTGTGAGCCTCTAATTAGCCTTTATCTGC